CAGGTCAAGAAGATGCTCGCCATAGGTAACACCATCGAGAAGACCCGCAAGTTCCTGGAAACCCCGACAGGTGAGCACGTCAAGACCGGGCTCAAGACCGCCGCTGCCGCCACCTTCGGATATTTCACAGGTGGAGTCGGTCCAGCAGCCGCAGCAGGCGCCGGAGTCGTCGTAAGGCGAATGACGCAGTAGGAAGGAGGGTGGACGATGGAACTGTCGAACACGGCGACGCCGAAGTATTACGGCGAATTCCGTGCCGCGGTTATTCGGGGAGAAATTCCTGTAAACCGGGAAATCTCACTGGAGATGAACCGTATCGACGCGCTCATCGCCAACCCGAACATCTACTACGACCCAAGACCGACCGAGGGTTTCATTCTCTATTGTGAGAATGAGCTGACGCTGACCGATGGCAGTGATCTGCATCTGTTGGACACGTTCAAGATGTGGGCCGAGCAGATTTTCTGCTGGTACTACTTCGTCAATCGAAGCGTCTACGAACCCCTTCCGAACGGTCGCGGAGGCGTTTACGTCGACAAGATCGTCAAGAAGCGTCTGACGACAAAGCAGTACCTCATCGTTGCCCGAGGTGCCGCCAAGTCGCTGTACGAGTCGTGTCTTCAGAGCTATTTCCTCAATGTGGACACGTCGACGACACATCAGATCACAACAGCTCCGACAATGAAGCAGGCCGAAGAGGTAATGTCACCGATTCGCACTTCTATCACTCGGAGCCGTGGACCTCTGTTCGCATTTTTGACAGAAGGATCACTTCAGAACACAACCGGATCAAAAGCGAACAGAGTTAAACTCGCTGCGACCAAAAAGGGTGTCGAAAACTTCCTCACCGGCTCGATGCTCGAAGTCCGTCCGATGACCATCAATAAATTGCAGGGTCTTCGGACCAAGGTCGCCACTGTAGATGAGTGGCTTTCTGGGGATCTGCGAGAGGATGTCATCGGTGCCATCGAACAGGGAGCCTCAAAGCTCGACGACTACCTCATCGTGGCTGTCAGTTCTGAGGGAACAGTCCGGAATGGCAGTGGTGACACCATCAAGCTTGAGCTTGCCGATATTCTCAAAGGTAAGTACCAAGCACCCCACGTTTCGATCTGGCATTACAAGCTGGATGAACTGGAAGAAGTCGCAAATCCGGAGACGTGGCTGAAGGCCAACCCGAATCTCGGCAAGACAGTTACTTACGACGTCTATCAGCTCGATGTCGAACGGGCCGAGAAAGCCCCAGCGGCGAGGAATGATATTCTCGCCAAGAGATTCGGGATACCCATGGAAGGCTTCACGTACTTCTTCACTTACGAGGAGACACTTCCGCATCCTCGGGCCTGGTTCGACGGTATGCCCTGCGCACTAGGTGCTGACCTTTCGCAGGGTGACGACTTCTGTGCCTTCACCTTCATGTTCCCGCTAGGCAACGGCGGGTTCGGAATCAAGACTCGTAGCTACATCACTTCTCTGACATTGATGAACCTTCCAGGCGCAATGCGGAAGAAGTATGACGACTTCATAAACGAGGGCAGCCTTCATATCATGGAAGGCACCATCCTCGACATGATGGAAGTCTATGATGATCTGGATGACTTCATCCAGAGATCTGACTATGACGTGCGCGCATTTGGTTTCGACCCCTACAACGCTAAGGAGTTCGTCACCCGCTGGGAAGCGGAGAATGGGCCGTATGGCATAGAGAAAGTCATCCAGGGGGCGCGTACAGAGTCTGTTCCGCTTGGTGAACTGAAGGCTCTGAGTGGCGAACGCTTGCTCATATTTGATCAGGATCTGATGACCTTCGCGATGGGTAATGCCATCACGATGGAAGACACAAACGGTAACCGGAAGCTTTGGAAGAAGCGCCAGGAAGCCAAGATCGACAACGTAGCCGCGATGTTGGACGCCTTCGTCGCGTACAAGCTCCATAAGGAGGCATTCGAATGAGTGGTTTCAACGGTTTCGTAGGCCGTGCCGTCGTCACCGAAAACCTGAGCAGTCTCGGTAACCGGTACACGGCTAAGATCGCTCTCGTGACCGAGGAGGGCGATCTCTGGTCTCCGTCCGGTACCAACATCGTGATGACGGGCTACGCCCCTGTCGCAGCGGACGACGTCGAGGAGACGGACACCCTTCTCGAGGCCATCGCCAAGCTCGAGGCTCGGGTCGCCGCCCTCGAAGCCTGATATTCCGTCAGGAGATCGACATGAGTGAACTCGTTCACTACGGCGTCAAGGGCATGCGATGGGGCGTCCGACGTGCGGAGCTGAACGCACCGAACCAGCAGTACTCCGCCGGAAGCAGGGCCTATGACAAGACCCAGCACGGTAAGCGAGGCGTCAAGCGCATCAACCGGCGTTTGAACCAAGGGAAGACGCTGGATCAAGCCCGAACGGCCGAAAGGCGGCGCAATGCCCGCCAGAGAACTGCTGTAGGTCTGGGCGTCCTTTTCGGACCGGAAATCGCTTCCGGCGCCCGAGTGATCGGAAACGTCATCAAACTCTCGGCAGGTGTTGCCGCTCAGTCCGTGGCAAAGCGAGCCGAGACAAACCGAGGTCGTGCCGCAGTATCCGATGCGATGGGGCTTCCCCGTCATGCGACAACCGGTCCGGACTACGCCAAGAACCGCAAGGGTGTCTACAACATCTCTTCACTCTAGCCGGAAGGAGGATGTTCGTGCCGTACAAGATCAAAGGGATGACGTCTTCGGGCGAACTCTCTCATTACGGCGTCAAGGGTATGAAGTGGGGTGTGAGGAAGTCCGAACCCTCAACTTGGACTAAGGAGCAGCGTAAAGCAGCGCGAAAGAGGCACAACGATCTCGCTGTTGCTGCCATGGAGAGCAAGTACAGAACCGGCGAAGATCTTTTTACTCGAAAGATGACCGACGAGGAGTACAACAAACTTTCGACCAAGGATCAACTGGTCAGGAAGGGTACTAACGTACGTCGAGTCACAAAGAGATCCGCCGAAACGTATGGGGAATCTACTTACGTTTCCTATACAAAATCTGATCAAAGTCTCTATCGTGCGGTCATGCCTCTGACCAACTCGAAGAACCCGTTCAAATCCGGAGGCAGCAAGTCCTACAAGCAGCACTATGAGGTGACGTTCAAAGCCGTCAACACGCTCAAATCTCCTTCGGAGAAGGCTCGTGTTGATGCGTTCATAGGTTTGATGGATACCAAGTCCATCACGTTGAAGAACGGTAAGACCGTCACCGGAAGGGAATACCTGAAGAGGAGTTACCCCAAAGAAGTGAAGCGTTTGAACTCTCATCAACTGGGACTGAGAGCGTATAAGGACTTCACCGAAATGCAGTATGCTGACACTCCTCTCAACTCAGCGTATTTCAAAGCTGTTCGTGAAAAGGGCTATAACTCGGTTATTGACGACAATGACCGCGGACATCTCTCCGAGGCTCCTCTCATCGTACTCAACCCAAACGGAACATTGAAGAAGATGAGCGTCAAGCCACTCAGTGCTGACGACGTTAATCAGGCTCTTCTCGATCTCAAGATTCCCGAAGGTAAAGAGTACAGCTAGTTTCGAACCGTCAAAATGAGAGGAGGTGAAACATGGCAGGATTGCTGTCAAAGGTGGCTGGTGTTCTCAAACACAGTTGGAGTCTGTTCACAGACGAAAATTACATAAACGGGGGCATCCATTCGCATGACCGGGGATCGGGCATCTACGGTAACCCGAATTACCGAAGGTCTGCGTTCTCTAACGAACGTTCTATCCTCGCATCTATCCATACTCGTATGGCGATCGATGTAGCAGGTATCGACATCAGACATGTCCGAGTGGACGACCAGGACCGATATCTGGAGGACATGAAAACCGACCTTCAGGAGTGCCTGACCGTCGAGCCGAACATTGATCAGGGGGCTCGTCAGTTCCGTCAGGACATAGCGATGACTCTCTTCGAAGAGGGCTGCATCGCCATAGTCCCGGTGGTCACCGATATTGATCCGACAGACAACAACGCGTTCAGTGTTCAGCAACTCCGAGTAGGAACCATTGTCGGATGGTTTCCTCAGCATGTCCGAGTCAGTCTCTACGATGACCGGTACGGCGAGAGGAAAGAAGTAACCGTTCCCAAGAGACTTGCGGCGGTTGTCGAGAACCCTCTTTATGCGGTGATGAATCAGCCGAACTCTACCCTGAAGCGTCTGCAGCGCAAGCTCAGCATGCTGGATACGGTTGACGAGATCACCAGTTCCGGAAAGCTGGACATGATCATCCAGCTCCCTTACGTCGTCAAGCATGAAGCCCGTCGGCAGCAGGCGGAACAAAGGCGTAAGGATCTGGAAGCCCAGCTGACGGGCAGCAAGTACGGTATCGCCTATGTCGACGGTACCGAAAAGATCCAGCAGCTGAACCGACCGCTTGAGAACAACCTTCTGAAGCAGATCGAATACCTCACGAATCAGTTGTACGCTCAGCTTGGTCTGACTCCTGAAGTCATGGACGGTACGGCCGATGAAAAGGCCATGCTGAATTATTTCAACAGGACTGTCGAGCCTCTCGTACAAGCGATCTCGGAAGCCATGAAGCGAACCTTCCTGTCCAAGACGGCTCGGACACAGAAGCAGTCGATCATGTATTTCCGGGACCCGTTCAAGCTCGTTCCGATGGAACAGCTTGCCGAGATCGTGGACAAGTTCACCCGGAACGAGGTTCTGGCTTCGAACGAGATCCGTGCGGCTATCGGTATCAAGCCGTCGAAGGATCCGAAGGCGGACAAGCTCATCAACAGCAACATGCCTCAGCCTCTCGAGAGCCCTGCGGTACCGCTCGATGAGTCTGCTGATATTCCGGACGACGGCGATGAAGCTCTGCAAAGTGGTCTGGACGAACTCAGTGGTGTAGTCGATTCGATCTTCTCTGATCTGGGGATCGAAGATGGATGACGAACTCGTTCACGTTTATGATCCGGAAAAGCGCCGGGCATATTACCTGAAGACTCGTCAGCTCAAGGGGCGTAAGACCGGCACTCTGGACGTGTCGAAGTCTCGTCCCCGACAGACCCAGCAGGAGCGACGTAAGCAACGACAGCGTCAACTCGAAGCTCAGGTAGCCGCATTGAGAGCGCGGCTGGAAAAGCTTCAGGAGGCGCTGAAACTTCTCACAAAGCAGGCCAAAGCTCGAAGCGGCGTCAAGACTACGGAGAAGAAGAACACATCTTCCGATTCCAAGTCGTCAAACGACCGTAAGTCTTCCGATAAGAGTACGAGTCGTAAGAAAGAGCATCTGACAGCCTCTCAGAAGGCTAAGGAAGCGAAAGCTCAGGCGAAGTACTACCAGAAGACCAAGAACGAGCAGCTTGCGGACGAAGTGAAGTCGCTGACTGCGAAACTCAAGACCATTCAGGAGCGGATCGCCAAGATGCGCAAGTCAGGGGCCATCGCGTCTCGGGCGAAAAGCTAAGCAGACAGGAGTTCCGTCAAAATGACCATCGAAGCGGATTTCGGTGGATGGGCAACGAAGGCCAACGTCAAGTGCAGCGACGGCCTCACCATCCTTCCCGGTGCCTTCAAGCACATGCACGACAAGAAGGTCCCGCTGGTCTACCAGCACGGGCACAGCAACATTCAGAACGTGCTCGGACACGCGATCCTGGAGAGCCGTGACGACGGCGTCTACGCCTACGCGTTCTTCAACGACACTCCTCAGGGCAACGTAGCCAAGGGTCTGGTTGCTCACCGCGACATCCAGCACCTGTCCATCTACGCCAACAAGCTCACCAAGAGCGGACAGAACGTCGTTCACGGAGAGATCCGGGAAGTCAGTCTGGTTCTTGCGGGTGCGAACCCCGAGGCGAGGATCGATTGGGTGAACATCCGGCACGCCGACGACTCCAT